ACAACGAGGCGCGCGCCTCGTTGTGCCGCACGAGCAGGTAGTGCTGAACCGGGCCGACCCGGTAGGTCTCGCGTTCGATGGTCGCCATGATGGTGTTTCCTCGCAGGAGATAGTGCCCGTCCGTCGCGGGGATGCGGTAGCTGACCGAGTTGAGGTTGCTGACCACGAGGTTGCCCACCTCGAGCGCGGGCATGGTGGACGCTTTGCTGAACTGGGCGCGCGCCTGGTAGTAGGCCTGGGGCGACAAGTGGGCCTTGAGCTCGTCGAGCCACAGCGCGCCACCGGGGCCAACGGGCTTGCCCGGGCCCACCTCGAGCACGCGGGAGACGAACATGCGATCCCGCGCCGCCTCTCCGGTGATGCGGTAGTCGGTGCTCGCGATGAGGCTGGAGCCAGCCGAGAAGTGGAGCTGCTGCTCGAATTCGGTATCTTCGCAGACCCGAACGAAGTCCTGGCAAACGCGCCTCATGAGTTACCCAGCCTCGTGTTGGTGTTCTTCTTGCGGAGGATGTCGTTGATGATGTCGTCGTTGCTCTCGGTCGGGGAACGCATCGACGTGCCCGGGCTGCGCGATTCGCCGCGCAACGGAGGCGTGCTCTTCTTTCCCTTGGCTGGCGCGGCCGCCGGGGCCGGCGTCTTGGCGAGCGGGTGAGCCGCGATGCGCTTGCGCTCCGCGCGGAGCACGACGCGGGCAGCCTCTTCCGGAGTCTGCGTCAGCCCCATGGGTCCCATGGTCTTCTTGAGCACGGTGTAAACGCGCTTCGCGAAGTGCGGGACCTTGGCCGTGTCCGCGTGGAGCTGGCCATCCTTCACTGCGGCATACACGCGCGCCGTGATGATCTTGATATCGTTCGCCATGGCTGCCTCCGGGTCCACCGGCGGTGGCGCGGGCGGCTTCTCCACGGCGCTCTTGAGCGCGGCAAGCTCGGCCTTGTACGTCGCGAGCTCCTCCTGCAGTCGGCGCTCCCCGGGCGTGCGCCGGTTCTTGTGGAGGATGTCCCGCTGCGCCTCGTCATATGGGCGTTTGGTGATGCCCTCGATGAGCGCCACCAGGTGCTTCGGATCGCCGTCCTTTTCGTAGGCGGCCTCTGCCTGCTCGTAGCGGGATACTCGCTCTTCGCGCCGGGTCAGGTCCGCGTGGTGCTGCTGCAGCTGGGCGTGATTCGCCTTGAGCTGCTGGTCCCACGCGCCAAGCCGCTGCATGGCGCCCTGCTCGTGGCCCTTGAGCTTCTTCCACTCCCGCGCGTTCGCCGCGCGCCACGCGCTCCACGCCTTGGGGTCGAGCCCCATGTCTTCGGGCTCGATGTCGAGGAGCTTGAACAGCTCCTTGTAATTCTTGGCCTTGACGAGCTCGCGCACCTTGGTGCGGTCCACGGCGCTCTTGGGTGCCGCGGGCGCGTCGTCGTCTTCGGGCTCGTCGTCTTCCGCCCCAGCCTCGACGTCGTCATCGGGAACGTCATCGTCCTCGGGCGCAGGCTCATCCTTCGGCGCGGGCCGCTCTTCGGGCTCGTCGCGCTCCCCGCGCTGGGGCGGGTTATCGCGCAGCAGCTCGTTGATGATGTCGTCGTCGCTCGGGCCATTGTCGGCCGCGGGCGGGGTGAACGTGGCAGCGGTGTTGGCTGCTGGGCTTTGGGGTCCGTCGTCGTCAGGCGGCATAGGCTCACATCGCAGGCGCGGGCGCCAGCATTGGTTGGGGGGGCGGTGCTGCGGCCGCGGCTGCTGCCGCTGCCATCGCGGCGCGCTTGGCCGCGTTGGATTCGAGACGCGCTAAGTAGTCCTTGAAGAGTTGCAGGCGCTCGCGCACCTCGCGATCGGCCATGTCTTCGATCATAGACGCGCGCGCGTTGAGGTAGGCGGCTCCGACGGCCAGCGTCATGCCACCATCCTTGTCCATCCAGATCTCGGGGTCGACGGTGCGGGCCTTGGCGTCCGCAATGGGCGCGTACATCCAGTCGTCAATCATGCGCTCGGTCACGCGCTCTTCGGCTTGCGAGAGAGCCGTGCCGCCCTGCGCCGTGCCGTAGGTCTGCAGGATGCTGGCGTAGGCCTCACCGGTGATGATGCCGGTTTCCATCAACTCCTTGGCGAGCGCGACGTTATCGGCGGGCGTATCCGTGGTGCCGCTCACCGACTCGGGCTCGGCCCGGTACTTGTGTTTTTCGAGGATGTCGAAAACGCCGGCACCAATCTCTTGGAGCCACCCGCCATCTTTGCCGCCCTTCCACGTGGCAGAGAAACCACCCGCGCTCTTCTGCACTTCGCGAGCGCAGCGGATGATCTGCTTGGCCGTCTCGGGCCCCACGCACCGGGTGAACTCCGCCTCGAAGGGTGAGAAGATCTCGTAGATCTCATTCTTCACCAGGCGCAACGCCACGCCGCTCATGGTTTTGCCCATGTCCATGGTGGCGCTCGCCTCGTTGAGCCCGGGCAGGTTGTACGCGGCATCCCGGTGCGTATCGAGCAGGAATTGAATCGACGCGATGTCGAACGGCTTGGGCGTCATGTCGACGGGGAGCTGCGCCATCGACCCCGTGTGCGGCACGAACATCATGTCGTATACCTTCTTGAACGACGCGGGGTCGGTCGTCGAAGGGTCGTAGAAGAACATGCGGCGCGGGCTCAGCATCGTCGAGTTGTCGGCGCTATTCAGGATCTGGTTGTACTTCACCACGGCGGGCAGCGATCGCTCCAGGATCGTGCGCCCCCACTTGCCGGCAAGTTGGCGCATGGGATTGAAGATCACGCACGGCGGCTCCTCGCAATCGTACTCGCCATGATCGACCGTGGCGCCCGGGATCGCAAAACAGTACTTGCCGTCGTATCCACCGTTCTTCTCGCCGCCTGCATATTGCATCTTCCACGCTTGGATGAGCGGCACGCGAACGATGTTGGTGCTCGTCTCGTCCTGCTCGGCATTCCCCGCGAGCAGGTACTGAGACATGATGGTGTCCCACTTGTCCGCGGCCTGGTAGATCTGCAGCGCGTGGTCCGGGTAGCGCGCAGCGAGCTTCTCGGGATCCCAGAACGTGGTGCGACCGAGCGAGCTGTAGCCGTCGTAGGGAAGCCCGGTCGTGTCGAGGAACATGTCGAGCGTGTCGTCCAGCTCGGTGACTATCCGCCCCTGCTTGGAGTCGGACCAGAAGAACACCGCGGCGGTGCCCGTGGCTATCGTGGCGATGCGGGCTGCGTGGCGCCAAAGCTCCCACATGTCCTTGAAGCTGCCCTGCGGCTCGGACATCTGACCGTCGATGAAGCGCCCCGCCTTGACAGCCGCCGTCTTGACCTCCCACCCGCCGTCGCTCACCACGAAGCGGGTCTTCACGCGCTCGAGCGCGAAGATCTTCGCGTCGATGGCATCCATGACGCGCGCCCCGAGGTTGTGGGTCTGCTGGTAGGGGGGCGCCTTGTTCGCCCCGCCCCCGTCCTCGCTGAGGTCGTCGCCGTCCTGGACGGCGTAGTCGTACTCCTCGGGGTCCATGCTCGTGAGGGTCAGCCCCTCGTAGCTGGAGAGCTGTGCCGCGGCGCGTCGTTTGCGCCCCGAGGTCTGCGCCCGGCGGGTCATCGCGTGGGCGGTCAGGACCTGGCCCATGGCCTCCGGGGACTCCTGCTCGCTCCACAGCGCGCGCATGAAAGGGGAGGATTCGAGCGCGCGCGGTTTCTTCGTGGAGGCCACTGGCTGGCCAGTGTGCCCGGCCGTGTGCCACCATGCAAGTAGCCTGTGCTCATCGAACCTGACGCGGCGGCTCTGGAAACGGCGCTGCTTTCCAGCCGTCTCCCGTCCGGGGATGACTCCGCCTGGCAACGCATCTACCGGGACTTACACCCGAAGCAGCGTCGCGCGCTGGACGACCTGGACAACCGCAAGTGCATCCCGAAGGGGCGCCGCGGGGGCGGATCCTACTGGGTGGCGGCCTGGCTCCTGGAAGACTTTCAGCTGTGGCCCGGGCAGACCTCGCTGTTCCTGGCGCTGAGCAAGGAGCACGCCAAGGCGATTCTGTGGAGCACGCTCGAGGAGTTTAACTCCAAGTATTCGCTCGGGGCGGGTTCCGACGGCAAAGAGTACAGCTGGACCTACCCGAACGGCTACCGGATCCTGTTCAGCGGGTCGAAGGACAAGGCCCAAGTGGAGCGCCTCCGCGGCGTCTCCCCCCACGGGCTGCGCCGCTGCGCGATCGACGAGTCGGGGTCGTTCGGGGCGTACGACCTGCAATTCCGGTACATGATCTCGTCGGTCATCGTCCCGCAATTCACCGACACCCATCACCTCGGGGGCGGGCAGCTGGCGCTCATCGGCAGCCCAGGCGTGGATCCGGCCGGGCTCTACTACGAGCGGTGCACCGGGCGGACTCACGACGGCAAAGAGGCGCTGCAGTGGAGCACACACCGGTGGACGGCGCTCGACAACCCGGCGATTGACGCGGCGGGTTACCTGCTCGAGGAGCTGGTCAACGGGGAGCACATCCTCGACGACACGCCGGCCTCGACCATCGTCGAATGGCTGGTCGCGCTCAAAGACGTCGAGCTTGACGACGAGCGATGGGCGCCGATCCTGGCGCGGCTCAGCGCGGAGTTTCGCCGGGAGTACCTCGCTGACTGGTGCAAAGACTCCGACTCCCTGGTGTACCTGCCCACTGAAGGGAACTACCTGGACGACGGCTACGAGCTCGACGAGGGCACGCCCTGGCGCGTGGTGGTCTCGGGAGACATCGGGTGGGGGGACGGCAACGGTTTCGCCGTGGCCGCCAAGTCGCTCCGGTCGAGGACCATCGTCCTGCTCGAGGCGTACTACCTGCCCGAGCTCAACGACGAGGAGATTGCGAACGAGCTCAAGCGCCTGAAAGCGGCCTACCGCGCCGGGGAGGTCTATATCGATTGCGCGGGCGAGGGGCAGCGGCTGCTCGCCAACATGGCCCACTTCGGGTTGCACTGCGAGGCGCAAGGCAAGGGCAAGAAGAAGCCGCGGATCGAGTACCTGCGCACGGTTATCGCCAACCGGTCGCTGCAGATCCGGCGGGACAAGTGCGCCGCGGTGCTGACCGAGTGGAGCGCGCTGCCGTGGAGCGCCGACCGTCAGAACCACCGCGAGTGGTTCGTGGACGACGTGAGCGACGCGGTGCTCGGCGCCGTCAACCCGCTCAGCCAGCGCTTTCAGCCCGGCAAGGGGCTGCCCCCGAAGAAGGGGGAGCCGGGCTACGCGGCGCACCAGGCGAAGCTCGAACGGGCATCCGCCAACCGGCGCGGCCGGCGCATGGCGCGCAGCCGGACCTGAACGCGAGTGCAGCACCCTAGGGGTGATTGCCTCCCATGCGGGACGGGCTATATTGATTGAGTGGGCAGCACGGAGCCGCCCCGACAAACAGGAGACACGACAATGAAAGCTTCCGACTTGACCCGCAGCGAGATGACCCAAGCTATCGCCGAGCTGGAGCAGGAGGCGGCGCAAGCGGGCGACGCCGAGACCGTGCGTGATTGCGCCAAGGCGCTGCGTGGTGGCAAAGCTGCTCGGGCGCGCTGCGAGCGGATCATCAACGACAACCGCAAGGAGCACGCCGACGACCAGTGCGCATTCCACCGAGCGGGCGGCTCCGGCTCGTGCAACTACTGCGAACAGTAACCCCTGGCCCTTCGGGGCCCCGCTCCGTTCCGTCAACACTCCCCGCGTGCTCCGCTTGCAGGCGGCCGGGGGAAAGGCTCTGCAAGGCCTGAGAGGCGACGGAACGGAGCGAGGCCAAGCAGGCCGACAGAGCGCGCCCACCCGGGCCGGCGACCCCTCAACACGCCGGCCCGGCTTTGGGCCTTACACGAAAGGCAGCCACACAATGATGCGACCATTCACGACCGATCCGCTGGCCCACGCGCAATTCAACGCGCGCATCGCGGAGGCCGACGGCGTCGATCTGATCGACCTCGGGCCCTTCGAAGTCACAGAAGCCGTGTGCGCGGCAGTCGATGCCGACGCTCGATACCAAACGCTGCTCGCCGCGGTCATGCGCGCCGTGGACGAGCTCGAGGGGCAAGGCGCCCGCTCGGACCGCATCGCGCTCCAACTGCTCACGGCGGTTGCTCGACTGGAGGCGGGGCTGTAATGGCTCGCCGCGAAGAACGGCGTTTGGTCGAAGTGACCACCAACGTTGCGAAGAGGATAATCCTTACGGTGGGTGAGTCCTCGCTCTGGATGACGCCCGAAGAGGCTGCGGAAGTGCTCCGACTGCTAGCGGCAGAGGTGAAGCGGTGACCCACCAGAACCGATTCGACACTCTCAAGCAGGACGCCGATCTAGATGCTGGATTCGCGATCTACTGGCGACTCGTCGACATCACGGACGATGACTCGTCGCCGCCGAAGATCCTAGACGAGGGCGTCGCGGCATGGGCGGCGCTAGAATATCCAGAGGAGCATCGCGAACTAACCGCGTTGTACGAGGCCGCGAACGAGCGGGTTCTGCCGCGCATCAAGGTTAAGCCATGAGCCACCGCTACGACTGGAGCAAGGCGTACCCGGTGCTGGGGCCGCCTCCACGCAGCCGCTACCAGTTTCCGGTCGACCTCCCGCCGCTCAGGATGACGCCCACGGGGCTCCGACGGTGCGGGGTGATGCTGCCCCCACCAAGGCGCCGCGACGGGTCAGCGGGCCTGCTGCGCGGCGTGCTGGTGTTCCTGTTCATGCTGGCCGTTGCCGCGCTGCTATCCGTGGACGATATCGAGACGGGGCAGCGCGCGCCGGTGAGCGAGGGCCGGTGACCCACATCCTGATTGACCGCTTCGCTGCGGCGCTGGATTGCCGGTCGCGGGCGATGAGCTACAGGATGCTCGGGCGCGCGGACTTCGAGCGCTCAGCGGATCTGCTGGCGCGCGACGAGATGGCGGTGCAGCTCGCGCAGTTTTGCGTGCATCTGGCGACCGAAGAGCTGGGCGCGGCGCTGGACGACCTAAGTGGGAGTCGTGAAGACTGACTCGCGCACGATGAACGGGCGCTCTTGTGCGGCGGCGACAACCCCGCTGCCCACGGAGCGCACCACGTGCCGGCCGGCGGCCGCCGCGATCACGTCGAAGTGGAACTCGCCCGTGGAGTCCTGGACGACCTCGCCGTCGACACCGAAGACGTAGGTGGTTTCCGTGCCGTCCGGCTCGGCGTGGAGGAACTTGACCCCGGTCGGGTCGGCTGCCGTGCCCCCCGCGTTGCGGAAGCTCGCGCTTGAGCGGACCTGGTCTCCGATGTCGAAGGTGGGGGCGTTGGCCATGTGTGCTCCTACGACAGTACCATGGTCACGGAGCCGACGCGGCTGAGTCTTAGCGACACGGATCCGACGCTGGCCAGCGCCAGCTCACACGAGCCCACGGCGCCGATCCGAAGGCGGACGCTGCCCGGTGGGTCTAGGGGAAGGGCCACCAGCCCCGAGGCGTCCAGGCCACCGAGCTCCACCGCGCCGGACACCTGGACCAGCACCTCGACGGTTCCCGTGGCGTCCACGCCGGCGACAGAAACCGCCCCCGAGGCGTTCCGGTTGATGGCCACCACGGTTCCCGCGGCGTCGAGGCCAGCCAGCTGAGGCGAGCCCGAGACGCCCACATCCACCTCGACGATGCCCGCAGCATCGAGGCCCGCCAGGTCCACTGCGCCGCTGGCACCGGCGTGCGCCTCGACTGTACCCGCCGCGTCCAGGCCTGCCAGGTCGACCGCGCCGCTGGCACTCACATCCACCGTGACGGTGCCCGCCGCGTCGACGCCCGCGACGTCCACCTCGCCCGAGACGAGGGTCTGGTCTTGCGTGGCCAGGTTGCCCGAGGCGTCCAGGCCACCGAGCTCCACCGCGCCCGATACGCTCACCTCCACGGTGACGGTACCCGCCGCGTCCAGGCCCGCCAGGTCGACCGCGCCGCTGGCGTCGTGCTCTGTCGTGACGGTTCCGGCGGCGTCCACGCCAGCGAGCTCCGCCGCGCCGCTCGCCGCCAGGTTGGTGGCCACGACCGTGCCGGAGGCGTCCAGCCCTGCCAGGTCAACGGCGCCCGAGGCGCTGGCCTCGACCGTGACGCTGCCCGCCGCATCGACGCCGCCAACATCCACGGCGCCCGAGACGGCGCGATTGATGGCCACGACGGTGCCCGCCGCGTCCACGCCGGCCACCTCCGCGGCGCCGCTCGAGTCCAGCACCGAGCCGAGCAGGCCGTCAATGCTGGTGACGACGATGTCCACGGCGCCGTCGGCGCTCGCCTCGACCTCGACGGTTCCTGCTGCGTCGACTCCCGCAACGTTCACCGCGCCGTCTGCGTTGGACTCGATGATCGAGTCAGGGACAGCAATCGCGACCGCTGCTGCACGGTTGATCGTCCCGCTGAAGATGTGAGTCGTTACCTCGGTGCCAGCCGCCGCTGGCTCTTCGGTGGAGCCGCAATGCCCGCTCGAGGAAAGGTTCTGATCCCATCGCTCGGTTTGCCCTGTGCCGTGCGTCCAGGTGCCCGCATTGCCGCATGACGCGGAGCTCAGGACCAGCGAGTCGTCGTCGGCGACCTCGACCGACAGGCTCGGGTCAGTATCCGCCGTGACCTGGAAGAGCACGACGTCGGACACGTTCGCGGCCTGCGAGGCGTCCTGGACGACGACGACCGAGACCGCGCCCTGATCCTGCTCCGGGCTGATCGTTGCGGTAACCGTGTGGCTGCTGCCGTCAGCGGGGAGGTCGTCCTCCAAGATCTCGTAGATCTTGGTCCATATGCTGAAGCCGCCGCTCGTCGCGTGGGCTGCGGCGTTCACCGAGCCATCAGTGACGAGCGTTGCGGTTACGCCTCCGAAGGTCGGTCCCGCCGTGACGCTCGGGTTATCGGCTGCGCCGTCCTCGCCCTGGAGCACGACGAACAACCGGCGGTTCGTGCCGGCGCTCAGCGTGAACGAGGAAAGGCTGATCGCCGTGAACGCGCCCGTCAGCTGGCGCGAGTCTGTCGATAGGTGGCCGGCCATGGCTCAGCCGCGCTCAGTCCGTGATCACGATTGAGAGCGTATGGATGACAATGTCCTGATTGGCCACGATAGCGCGGCCCGCCATCTCGATCTCTTCGCCCGAGCCAATGTCCCCGATGGCGCACTCTATATGGACGGTTCCGGTGCGTGCCGCGATGGCGGCGATCGCCACGGTCCCAGAAAACGCTGCAAGCGCGTGGATGACCGCCAGCCCCGGAGCCGCGAGCGCGGCCACCCCTCCAGAGGCGACGGCCCACGTTGGCGGACCTGACCCGATACGTAGCGTGCGAACGGCAGCTGGCGCCGAAGTGAACAAGACGATCAATGGCGTAATGGCAGCACCTCCCGTGTCGAGAAATGCGCCGATCGCATCCGCCACCGCGTTCTTGGCGGCCGTGCTGATGGCCGCCACGGTTCAGGCCGCCTGCTTGGGTGGCTCCGGGGGCGGCTCCTGCTCGAGCTGTGCCGGCGGGGGAGGCGGCTTTGGCCCGGTCGTGACCTTGCCGCGCACCTCGACCTTGATGGGGATGTTGATCTTCACGACGTGCGCACCGTGAGCACCAGGCTCGTCAGGTTGACCGTTTGCCCAGAGACGATCGCCGCGTTGTCGATGTCGATGTCGGGGGTTCCCGTGTCGCTGATCGTGCCAGTGACGACGGGGTCTGTCCCGTCTCGCACCTCCCAGTTGTCCGCCTCGCCGGTGCCCGACGCCGTGGCGCTGGGGACCGGGGAAACGTCCGCCGTCAGGACGCCGTTTGACTCGGTGAACGAGGGGTTCGCAAGCGCGATGTCGACCAGCACAGCGGCTCCGCTCGTCAAGATCCGAAAGTCGGCCGCAGTGGCAGCGTCGATCTCTCCAAGAATCGCCACCGCGCAAGCGGAGCGAGCAGCCGTTGACAGGGTTGCCATTAGCCGACCCCGGACGCGATGTTGAGGACCGTTCTGCGCTGGCAGTACAGAAGCTGGACCCGTTGCGTCGACGTGCTCTTGGCCATCACTTTGATGGGTCCGTCAATATCGAGCGACAGCTCCTCTCCAGCGCTCAGTGTCCAACCGAACTCGGCGCCGTCGTTGTTGGCGAGTAGCACAGGCGGTCCATCCTCCAGCCGCAGCACGAGGCGACCGGGAGCGATGTCGTTCAAGCCCTGGTTTGCGTGGTCCACAACGACCTTCCACGAGCCTGGTGTAACCTGGGCGCTGCCGGTGAAGAATAGGGACATCAGTAACCGCCCTTGGACTTCTTGCCGCCCTTCGGCGCGGGCTTCGGTTTCGGCTTTGGCTTGCTCTTCATGACTTGCCTTTCTGTGGGGGTGCGAGTGGGGGAAGCTTCGCGTTGCTCATCGACTCCACCGCGCGCTTGGTGACGGCGTAGTCGGCGACGCCGCCCGCTACGCGGTCGAGAGTCTTGCTGAGGTTGTCGACGGTATCGGTGTAGCGCTTCACCTCGCCGCGGTAGTTGGCGACGTTGGCGTTGGTGGCCTCGATGTGGCGGATCAGGTCCGGGCGCGCGTCGACCATGCGCTCGTAGACCTGCGCCGACTCCTTGGCAGTGGTGGCCGCGGCCGTGGCATCCTTGAGCAAGAGCACCATGTCGGACGTTGCCTTGCGCGAGACGTCCTGCAAGTCGGTGAAGATGCGCCGCATCGACTCGAGCTCGGCGGTCTGCTTGCGCAGCGTCTCGCTCTGCTGAGCTACCGCTAGGCGCAGCTTGTCGAGCTGCTTGTCGTAGCTCTGGCGCGTGGCACTGAGCGCCGCCTCCTGCTCGAGCTGGAAGCGGGTGACCAGCGCCGCGACGTCCGGGCTGTCGTCGATGGGGATGATCTCCCCTGCCTTGGGTTTGCTCATGGGGTTATGGCGCGATGAGCGCGAATACCTTGTCGAGGTACACGCGGCAAATCCAGTTGGCGGGAACACCCGTGTCGCCGTCGAACTGGATGATCACCTCATCGGATGTCACCTTGAACGCCGGGCTCACCGCCTCGGGTGCGAGCGTGGAGATGATCTCAACGCCTTGCGCGGGGATGATCTCGCCGGATGTGTCCACGGTAATCGGGCCAGCGCCGTTGACCACGACCGGGGTCGACGCGCCGATGATGAGCGCGTGACGCTCGGAGTAGTAGACGATATTGGTCGCGCCACGCCCAATCAGTACGGCCTTGGCTTTCCACACGAGGCCCGGGGTAATGAAGCTGACGCCAAACGCCTCGAGCGCTTCCGACAGATTGATGATGTCCGAGTCAGCGTCGGTGGTGGTCGTCTCCGCGGTGTTCTCCGCGTCGCCGAAGCGGAAGACGCGGGCCACAGAGTCCGCGTTCTGCGCCGAAAACTCCATGAAGGCCGGGACGAGGTCACCTTGCGACCCCGGAGCTACTTGCGTGCCGATTGTGAGTGTCATTGATTCTGCTTTCTGGGCGCGTGCGCCCGGGGATTATGGGTTCTTGGCAACGGTACCGTCGTCAGACCAGCCCGCAACCACGGTGAGGGCTGCGTCGCTGATCGCGCCCACCGACGCAAAGTCGCCGTCCAGCTCGATATACGTCTCGATGGGCACCGTGATCGTGAAGTCGGTTCCGTCGCCGCCGTCCAAGACGACCGTTTGGGCAGTGGTCTCATGGCTGTTCATGAGCAGCACCGTGCTGGCCCGCATGCCGAGCGGCAGCCCCGTGATGGTCGCGAGGTTAGTCGATGCCGCGACGTTGCGACGGATGTTGATTCGCCCGCCTCCTGCTGCTTTGCTCACATGGACCTTTCCGCCGCGATCGAGCCGAGGCGAGTTGCTAACCGGGTGGATGATGACCCACCACCCCCAGAATTTCCACCCCCCGTTTCCCGGGCGGCCTGGTCCGCCGCCGCCTGCTGGTCGATGGCGGCCAGGATATGCCCCGTCATTGCGGGGCTCTGCATGCCGTCCAGGGCCCCGTCAAAGGCCAGGGTGCGGTCGAGGTAGCTGAGGCGCTCCGGGTCGAGCCCGCCGCCGTCTTCGGCCATCCTGGTGACCACGCCAGCCACACCCACCCGGACCTCGTTCCACAGGGGCTGCCAGGTCGCCGCGAAGGCCTCGACTGCGGGCGGGGGGGCAGTGCCCCGCCCGATCGCTTTGATGGTCGCCCTGGGCTGCGTGGTGCCCCGCACGCGTGCGCTCCAGTCCAGCAGCTCATCGTGGGTCGGGGGCAGCCCATCCGGGCGGCTCATGCTCCGCGCCACGGGCTGTGGGCGCACGGACGACAGGTAGGCGACCATCTGCGCCGCCTGCTGCACCAGGGCCCCGTAGACGCTCGGGTGGGTCCGGGACAGCTCGCCCGTCGATGCCGCCACCCGCTCGATGAGCGCCCTCGGGTCGGCGATCAGCTCGTCCAGGGTCTTGCCCAGCGCGAGCGCCGCTTCCGCCGTCAGGGGCACGTCCTCGCGCAGCTTGCTGTCCGAGCGGTTCGGGCGCCGGGTGCCGACGAGCTCAGCCACCGCCGCGGCGATCTCAGCCCGCCCGCCTCGAGCGTTCTCGACCATCGCGCGGCTGTAGGCCACCTCTGGGGGCAGCGCGTCGGGGGGAGGGCGGGGCGGCTCCTCCGCGGCTTGCGCGTCGCCGCCGAACGAGAGGAAGAGCGCGGTGCTGAGGATCGGAATGATACCCTTGACCGCGATAATGCGCTGTTGCATTGCCTCCGCCTGGCGCTTGACGGCCTCCGGCGATAGCGATGGGTGATGCGCGCGGATGAAGCCCTCCGGGCCGCCCATGCCGTCGATGACCGCCACGGCCTCGTCAAAGCCCTGCTGCACGACTGAGCGGAGCTGCCCCTTGTTCGGCGCGTAGCTGGCCAACAGCTCGTGGGGAGCGACCGAGCCAACCTGCTTGAACATGTTTTTTGCGGTGTTGACGTTGCCTCGCCCCTTGCCCTGCGAGACGGTGCGCTGGATGGCCGCAGAGGTCTGCTCGTAGTCGTTGGCGAATGGCGAGTTTGCGCCAGCCTCGCCAGCGTCGACCATCAGCGTGGTTTTGCCGTCCGTCATGACGTTGCGCGCGTTGAGTTGCACGTCCCAATTGCCGAGAATGATGTCCTTCGGAACCGTGCGCGCGTAGCTGTCGCGCACCGACTGGGGCAGCGTGGACCAGTCCTCGACTGCGTTTAGCTCGCGCCACTCCGGGCCGAGCCACTCGCTCGCCATGGCCTTGATGCCTGGGGTGTCGCTGGGGGTAAACGGCTCCATGGATCCCCACTCGGGGCCGGGGGTGACCATCTCGTGCTTGATGTTGGGCAGGTCAATCTCGACCCACTCGGGTGTTCCTACTCCGAGCGCGCGGTACATGCGCGCGTTGCCGACCTCGATCGCGTTGTGGATGGGGTCCGCGTCGGCCTTCACGTAGCGGATTTTCCCGTCTTTCCCGCGGAAGAAACCGCCCTCCGTCTTGCCGAGTCTTCCGCTTAGGCGCTCGCTCAGGATGCCGTCATGTGCTACACTTCCCACATGGGGCGTAAAGACATCGTTGGTGATCGGCGGGAGTTTGCTCGGGAGCCCGCCGCGAGATGGGACGGGGCTTGGAGCTTGACGCCCGGTAAACGGGGCAAGGTCTTCCTTGGCTCCCCCGACCGCACGTTCAATGTCCACTGCCTGGCTCGGGAGTTTTTTGCTGGGCTGGAGCAAGGCCCGGGCACTGGCCGCGTCGGTGGGGATGACACCTCCGAGTGACGCCTCGGCAATGGGGATCTCGCCCTCGTAGATCGGCTTCTTGCCCGGCGCGCGCTTGCCATTGAAAACCTGACCATAGACGGTCGCCCTCCCCTGCTCGCGAGCGACCATGAGCCGGTGGCGTCCGTCACGGAGCAGCGGGCCCTTCGGGCCCATCTCGATCTGTATGCCCTGCTCGACCTGCCCGGCCTGGTCAACGCGACCAGTCGCCCCGAAGTCGCGCGCGAAGTCGCCCCGCCCGCCCTTGCCCGTGCGCAGCGCCTCGAGCGTCTCCGGCTTGAACGAGCCCGGGTCGTCGAGCGCGCCGAGGTCCCGCAGGCTCTTGCCGGTCAGGTCGACGGGTGACTGCTTGCCAGCTGCTTTAGCCGCAGCCTTGCGCCCGCCCCTGCCCGCCAGCAGCGCAAGAGCTCCAGCGCTTGCCCCCATGGCGCCGCTCTCGTCGCCGGGTGCCAGGGCTGCCCCGAGCCCGAGTAGCCCGGACAGCACGAACCCCACTGGGGCGGCGCCCTTGGGGGCGGCTCGTAGCGTGACCTCGATGTGGCCGAACAACTTGCTTTCACTGCGCGCCACGTCCACGACCTCGAACGTCGCGCCCGGGGGCAAAAGCGCCTCCCGCTCGGACGACCCATATTGCTTCGAAAACCCTGCCGCCGAGAGTGGGGATGCACGCTCGACCTTCTCGAACTTGAGCACCACGGGAACGTGCCCCATCTCACGCGCGCGTGCCGTGTCCGCGAACATGTCCTTTGCGTAGAACGCATCGAACGACGTGCTGGTAAGCTCGCCCGTCTCGACCGTCTGGGCGTTGACGAGGCGGGTCGCGTCTTCGGGCCTGAGGCTGAGACCGCGCCAGAGCGGACCCACGGACTCGGTCAGACCCGAGCGCATCAGCTTCTCGGTGGCGCTCTCGAACGCCTCTAGCGAGTCGGCAAACCGCTCCTTGCCGGGTATGGGCGTGCCCTGCTGCAGCGCCCGGAACGCGGCGGCGCCACCGCCCTCGATATAGTCGAGGAGCGCCAGCTGCTCGTCGGGCTGCAAAGCCTTGATGTCTGCGCCGGTCTTGCGCGCTAGCGAGATGAGCGCCTTGCTGTTCGTGGGGATGGTGTCGAGACCACCGTGCGTGACCTTGCTAAAGCCTGCCTTGCGATCGACACGCGCCATGGCCAGCTCTGTGGCTGCGTCGTCGATCGCGGGCTTTACTTTGGGCGTGTCGATGCTGGCTTGGTATTCGTAGCGCGCGGTCCCTTGCGCGTAGCCCTTGTCGTTGATCGCGAAGGGGCGCCCGTCCGCCGTAACCCCGAGCCGGCTGGCATCGAACTCGCGTTCCATGCGGCCATTGCGCACCGGCACCTTGGCGTCGCGTAGCAACGTGTAGAGGTGCTCCTTGCCAGTCTCGCTCAGCTCCTTGGATATCTCGCGCTCAGTCTTGTAGCCCGACAGGCGACGCGCCACCTTGCGTCCGCCTCTGCCCGCCAGCAAAGCCAACGCGCCCGCGCTAGCTCCCATGGCGCCGCTCTCATCGTCTGGCGCCGCCGCTGCCCCAGCGAACAACGCGCCTGCTGCCACCTTGCCGCCGTGCTCACGGAGCGCGTTCTGCATCCACTCGGAGTAGTTCCGGCTGATGCTGGCCTCCGCCAAGTCGGGGTGCTTGGCGTAGCGACTGAGCCCGCGATCCCACACATCGGCGAGCCGCGTGCCGGCGGTGAGGCGCGTGCCTTCGGCGATGCGCCCCAGGTTGCGCGCCGCGCTGACTGCCCCGCCAACGACGGGCGCCTGCGAGCCGATGTCGGCAATGAGGTTGGCCCACTTCTGCGGGTCGCGCCGCGCGTGCGCTGCTTTGTTCTTCGCGACACCGATCGTGCTCGCGAGGTTCCAATCCTCTTTGAGCGAGCGAATGTCGCCCGCCAGGTTGTCGAGGTTGTCCATGCGCGACAAGCCCCAGCGCTGGCGCGCCTCGACCATGTTGGTCAAGCCGTCGTAGGCCTTGGCCAGGTGGCGCTGGAGCTCGACGTTCAGGCGCGGGTCTTCGCTCAGCGCCGACAGCGCCTTGCGCGTGGTGCCCTCCTTGACGATGCGCCCAGCGCCCGCGTGGTTGTAAAGCGTCTCGCCGGTCTTATCGAGGAACGTCTCCTCGACCTTGCGCCAGCTCTTGAGCAGCTGCGTCCAGCCCGCGTTCAGCTCCTTGTTGAGATGCGCGTTCCGCCCGAACTTGACCGGGTCCATGAGGCCCGTGCGGATGTCCTCCTGCAGCGGCTCAATCAGATCCTTGAGCGCGGCGCGCGTGGGGTTGTCGATGCCGAACGAGGCGTCGATCTTGACCACCTGCTTTTGCAGGTCACGCTTGAAGTTGTCCGCCAGGTAGTTGCGGCGTGCGCTGTTGGGCGAGTTGGCGATCTGCCGCGTGTAGTCGTCGATGGTCTTGAGCGCGACCTTGCCCGCGTTGCCGTAGTCGATCGCGTCGATGTCGCCCTTGGGCTTGCGGCGCAGCTCTTCGGCGACGCGCGCGCCCTTCTCTTCGAGGTCCACGAACCACTTCGCCTGAAGCGTCTCGGTGCCCGCGTCCCACTCCTTGGCGCCTTTCTCGAAGTCCTGGTATTTGACTGCGTTGCCCAAGTCCTCGTCGAGGCCGCGATAGAGGCGCGTGAAGCTGTCCGCGCTGTGGGTCGAGATGAGCTTGTAGTAGTCGTCCGAATCGCGATCGAGAATGACCGCGTCCCGGTCGCTCATCTCCTTGATGGCGGGCTCAAAAGCGTCGTCGAGGTCGCTGGCGCGCGCCGCGCCCACGCTGCCCGGGCGCTCGCCGATGGGGCCCGCCTTCTTGCGAAGCACCTCGTTCGCCTCGCTGACGATGTTGCGCGAGCCGCCCCCGAAGATGCTCGACAGCCCCTTTCCCACCCCGCGAAACAGCACGTCACCCAGGGCAAACATGCCCGTGTAGGTCGCGACGTTCTTGAGCTCGGCGGGTCGCTCCTCCAGCCACGCATTCTCGCCCTCCTGCGCCACGGCCTCGATGGCCGCCTCCGTGCCGATGGCCGCCGCGGTGCCCGCCAGCCCCGCGCCGACCGCGCCAGCCGCAAGCGCTCCGCCCGCCAGCGCCACGGGGGTAGCCGTTGCGAGCTGGCCCGCCATGGCGCTGAACGGGTGAGCCTCCGCTCGCAGCCGCGCCTCGTCGCCGAAAGCATCCGGGAAGGCCTGCTCGGCAGAGCTCGTGCCCTCCCCCTCGAGCCCGGCGGGAACGGGCGCGCTAAGGCCAGTCGCGTCGCCGATGAGCCCCGCGGCGCGGCCCACCATGCGCTGCCCGCTCTCGAGCGCCGCTCGCCCGGAGAAGCCGCCCTCGTCAGCCGCCTTGACCGCCTCAGCCTGGTCGTGCTGGTCGAGGTCGCGTTGCGTCGCGGGCGCATAGCCCTGGCGCTGCAGCTCGGTCAGGTCTTCGGGGTGCGCGACGTCCGCCTCGACGAGGCGCCCCATCGAATCGACGAAGTAGGCCACGGGCTATCGCCCCCGATTCGTGGGGCCGGTGACAGGGCGGACGTTGACCCCGCCCGCGATCGGGAACTGGTTCTGTAGCTTCCACGCGGCCCGCACGGGCGCCTGGGTGGACGACTGCACCTCGGTGCGCCGCGCCTCAATCTCGCGCCGGAGCTCGGCCAGCTTCTTCGGCACGTCCGCGTCCAGCGTCGGCTGGTCGATGCCCGCGTACTCGTCTTGCTTGGGCGCGCTGTTGGGCTCGCTCTTCCAGCCCATGCGCGAATTGAGCTCCACGGCGGTCCACGCCTGGCGGAGCGAGCGCGCCTTGGCGGCCGCGTCGTCGTCGCCGATCTCGTCGAAAGCATCGAATGGGTCGTAGCCCGTGGCGCTGCTCACGTAGTCGGCGTCCTTGGGGTAGTTGCCCGCGGAATCCGGCTGGACGCCGTATGCCTGCTCCAGCGTGGCGAGGTCGCGCTCGAGCTGCCCCACCAGCGACATGCCGGTTCCCATCTGCTTGAGCTGCTGTACGTGCGCGGGGTTGCGCGTGTCGAACTTCGCCGCCAGCGCGGCGCGCGTTGCCGGGTCGCGATCTTCGGTGCCGACCGGCGCGAGCTCGGTGCCGACCACCGGTGCCTCGACGGGCTTTGGCGGCTGGTAGACGATGCTGAGGCGCTGGTTCTCGCGGTCCACCAGGCCCTGCGCGAGCTGCTGCCCTTCGGCCATAATCTCTGCGGACGCGGCCAGCGCTTGCGCCTGAATGTCCGCGTTGTCGATCTGCGTGCGCGCCAGGTTGTCCACGCGCTTGGCGGTGACGATGCGCTGCTCTGCCCGCGCTGCGTCCACGCCGCTATCCGCGTTGTTGAGCACGCGCGTCCAGTGGGCGACGCGGTTCTCCTTGGAGCGCTCGCCGCGGTTGAGCGCGTCCTTCTGCGCGTCCACGTCCGCGTCTAGCGCCTGGTTTAGCATGTCGATCGCGGGGTTGCGCGCGCCCTTCGCTCCGCCAGTGACGAGCAAGCCTTGGCTGATGCCTCCAAGGATGAGCGCGATCGATCCCATGACGATGTCCCCGGTGCTCATGTTCTTGATGAGTCGGATGGGGTCGACCTTGCCGACAGGCTCCGCGAAAGTCTCTTGGATCTTCTTGTTGGCCGCGTTGCGCACGGCGGTCTCGTGCTGGATGCGATAGGCCGCATCCTGCTCGAAGCGCTGCGCCTGCGCGTCAACCTCTGCCATGGCCTCGTTGCGCCCTGCCACGCGGCTTTGCGCGGCGTTCTGCACGAATGCCGCCTGCACGTTGGTGCTGTCCATGGTCTGCTGCTGGCGCTGGCGAACTTGCTCGGGGGTGAGCGGGACGCCTTGCGTAGTGACTTGCGCCGGCAGCATGCCGGGGATCTGTGGGATGACCGGGCCCGTCGCGCGGGGCTGACCTTGTGCGACGCGGGATAGCAGGCTGCCCGGGTCAGCCGTGGCGGTCTCTTCGCGCGAGCCCACGGTCGCGCCCGACTCCTGGCGAGCCATGGCTTGCGCCAGCTTGTCGCGGGGCACCTCCGAGAGCGGGGTGTCCGCTGACACGCCGGTGAAGCCCGCCACGTTGCTCGTGTAGCGCGCCACGTCGTTCTCGAACTCGGGCGCGTACTTGCCGATGAAGCTCCCGAGCGTGTGCCCGCGCTGCGCGTCCAGCTCAATCTGGCGCTCGAGCGCGGAGTAGCCGGCCTCCGGCGTCTCGAACTTGGCCCAGCTGCCCCCGCCCTTCTTGTCCTCGCCCCTCGTGGCGCCAGCCTGCCCCGCAAACATCAGGTTGCCCGGGTTGTTGTGTACGTAGGCGATGCGGCTCGCCTCGGGGATGTTGATGCCCTGTTGCGGCTCGGCGCCTGGGGTCGACATGGCTTCCGTCTGGCGTTGCACGACGTCCGGCGTGATGGGAGCCTGCGGCACGACGGGCTCGGGCTCGGGCTCGGGCACTGGGGGCGGGGCCATCTGCGCGCCCGACTCGGCTTGCCACTCGTTAGCCTTGCGCAAGTCCGCGATGCGGCTCGCCTCCACGGGGTCGTAGCCGTACGTGGGGGTGCCGTCCTCGTCGATGAACTCGCCGATCCCCCAGGTCTCGTCGTCGTCCGGGTCGTAGATATCCGGGTCGGGCAAGAAGTCTGTGTAAGCCACTTAGACGGCCCCGGCGGCGCGCAGCTTGCGGTGAATCATCGCCACTGCCGCCAGCGCCGCCATGCCCGCGCGCGCGTCGTCCACGCCAAGGAACCCGTCGGGTCTGCGGACGACCATCGTTCTACCGAGCCGCGACTGCTGGAGGTCTTGCGCCATGCCGCCGAAGAAGCGTCCCGCACCATGCGCCGACGGGTCCGCATACTCGAAGGTCTGCGGCTCGAACAACTCGAGCAGCTCCTCGAGGTCCGCGTCCGTGGCGTCGGCAATCTCGACCTTGGCGGCGCGGTCGGAAGCTAGTGCCGCCTTGGTGCCGGCAGAGCTGATGCCGCCGATTGCGCCGCCGGCCGTGTTGACGGCCAGCTGCTCCAAGAACGTCGGCTGGGCGTTGATCTGGTCGATGGTGTTCTGCCGGCTTGTGTCGCTCGCTTGGTTGCCCAGCGTCAGCTGCACGTCCCGGTTGGCGCCCTGGTTGTAGGTGTTCTGCGCGATGTTCTCGCCGGTGAGTGCCTGGTCTCCCGCTCGCCCCAGGAAGTCGAGGCCCTGGCCCATGGCCTCGTTGCCGAGTCGGCCGTATCCGAGCTGGCCCTCGAGCGCGAGTTGTTGCGCTTGCAGAGCCCGGTCCGCGTCGCTGGTGAGCGCGTTGATGTCCTGCCCACGGATGGTCGCGTTGGTGCCGGCTAGGCCAAGCTCCTGGGTGACGTCCTGGCCGCGGGTGCCCAGCGCGGTCGCCTGGTTTCCCTGCAGCGCGCTGAGGTTCTGCCCGCGCATGCCGAGCTGCGCCGACTGGTCCGCGGTGAGCCCCTGTAGGTTCTGCCCGCGGGCGCCAAGCTGGGTGCTCTGGTCGCCCTGCAGCGCCGACAGGTCTTGCCCTCGGGTCGCGACGCTCGTGTTGGCGCGTAGCCCCTCGAGCCCCAGCCCCGTGCTCTGGTCGCCTTGTAGGGCGCTCAAGTCCTGCCCCCGGGCACCGAGTGCCGTCTGAGCGCGGAGGCCCTCCAGCGCCGTCCTCGTGCTCTGGTTGGCCATCGCCCCCGACAGGTCTTGACCACGGGTACCAAGCTGCGTCGACTGGTCTCCCTGCAACGCGCTGAGGTCTTGCCCGCGGAACGCCAGGTCTTGCCCGCGCATCGCCGTGCCAAGCTCGCCGCCGAGCCCGATGGCGCTCAGCTGGCGGTTCTTGAGCATGTCCTCCTCTTGCGCGCGGAGGGTGGCCATCTGCCCCATGGTGTCGGAGGCGATGGCGCCGCCCTCGGAGATGGCTCCGCGGAGCGCTTGCGCCTGCGAGCCAGCGCCTCCACGCCCGGAGCGAGCCGCGCCGATGAGCGAGGCCATGTTGTCGGCCTGGCCCTGCTGCAACTGGGCCTCCGCGATGCTGGGGCCCTGGGGTCCATCGAGGAATCCCTCGAGCCGCCCCATCATGCCTTGCTGGTTCTGCGAGGACAGCCCCAGGTTACCGAGCTGCCCCGCCACGTTGGCAGGGCCGGCTCCCATCCGGATGTCCCCCACGTTGCCCACCTGGGGCGCCGCACCGAGCCTGCCAGCGACGTTGGCGACCCCGCCAACCTGGTAGCCGCCGCCGAGCTGGCCCGCCACGTTGCCCGGCGCTCCGCCGAGCTGACCCATCACGTTGTTGACTCCGCCGAGCGACCCCGGGTCCACGTTGCCCACCCCGGCGTGCTGCTGCGCCTGGTTCTGGTAACCCAGGTTGAAAGCTGGCTGCCCAGCAGGCGCGCCTCCACCTCCACCCTGCGGCGCGCCGTTCAGGATGCCGGGATCCAGGAACCCGCCCGATCCGCCGCGCGGGGCTGGTGCCGGGGGCGCGCCGCCGTAGGTCTGCGCTCCGCCCGTGATGCTCGGCGCGGTCGTCTGGTAGCCGGCGCCGAGCTGCTGAAAGTTGGACGCCGTGCCAGCCTGCGAGTCGTAGACGTTGCCGCCACGAACGGCCATGGCCTCGCCGAGCCCGCGCGCGTTGTCCATCTGCCCGGAGCGGGACGCGGCGTACGCTGCTTGCGTCGCCGCTGTGGGCGCCCCTCCGTAGCCCTGTGGCGCGTTGGCTGGCGCCTGCGTCGAGGCCGTGGTCGGCAGCTGGCCCAGCTGCATGAACTGGTTCTGCTGCTGGTCCGTCCGCGGCGCGGCTTGCGCGGCAGCAATCTCGGCCGGCGTGCGCGGGTCCACGATGCCAGCGTTGGCGGCCTGGTCATACTGCTGCGTAGACGTCGCAGCGTTCTTCAGGATCTTTTTGAATGTGCCGCCGCCGCTCGGCGCCGGCTGCGACACGCCTCCCGCGTCCAAGTTGTATCGATCGAGCCTGCTCGTCATCGGGTGCCCTTCCGTGATGCCTTGCGCCCACGAATCACCTCGAGCTGCAGGTGATTGAGGGTCTGCGCCTGGCTCGGCGTGTCGTCCGCGTCAGCGGTGATTCTGATCTCGATCACGAACCGGTTCCCTTTTCTTCGTGGAGGGTACCACGGAAGCTCGATTGTCTCATTGATTGCGAGACCTTCCACGTCAAGCGGCTCGATCACGCAGCTGTGGAAGCTGCCCGCCAAGCCGTCGTCATAGCTCACGACCGCCTCCACTCTGTGGGAACCCTTGAACTTCCCGGTCGTGCTGAAGCCCTTGAGCCGAGCCCAGCCATCGAAGTAGGCGCTGGCCGCGATCGAGCCCGTGCGCGCCGTCAGGGGAAGAAAGCTTGCGCCGGGGTAGGCGGTGTCCTGACGGTAGACGGTCGTTCCCACCACCACGACGAGCCTCCCGAGGTGCTCAACCATGGCGCGGATGGGCCCGCCCCCGAGGTCTTCCAGCGTGTCGACGTACCAGACGCCCGCGCGCGTGTCGTAGCTCACGAGGCGCCCGTCCGTGCCCGCCGCGTTCTGCACGGCCCAGCTCACGGTGTTTTCGGTGGTGCTGATGGCCACCGCGGTCGTGACCGGGAACTCGGTGAGCGTGTCGCGCACGGCCTGGCTGAGCCACTCCACCGACGCGCCGCCGCGGGGCATGAGCATCAGGCGGTCCGGCGCCGAGCGGAACCACGCGCCCTCAGCCGTGGCGGCGACGCTCCGCCAGTCGGTCACGCCCGTGTCGTTGCCGGGCAGCAATCGCGGCGGGTTGAATTCCCCGTCCCCCACGTCGTTCGGTCCCACCCCGCCGACCACGTAGAGCGCTTCGCGCGTGGCCACGATCTCGTTTTCGTCGATGGCAAACACCGCGGACACGAACCCGTTGACGTGGAAGAAGTGCCCCGGGAACTCGCTCCACTCCAGCGGCTCGTCGGGGAAGACGCGCTTGCTGCGCTGGACCTGGGAGCGGTTCGGCAGCCCGCCGTTGGTGATGCGGTCGCGCCCTGCCCAGAGGTATTCCGCGGGGTAGGGCGCCTCGTGTTGGAGCGGGCCCGAGAGGTTGCCCCGCGCGCCCTGGGTGTAGACGACCTCCTGCGTCAGAATCTCGCTATCGCTCGCCTGGTCATTGGTCGCGAGCGCCACCCCATCGACGGGGAAGCCGAAGACGGCGCGCCGCGGCACCCGGTCCGGCGCCGGACGCGTGCGGTAGCCGATGGTCCTGACCGCTGCCCGCCGGGTGTGGGGCGAGGACAGCACGAGGTCTACCTCGTCCTCGCCGGCGCCCGTGGTCACCTGCAGGTCGGTGGACACCGGGCTCAGGTGCCGGTTATTTTGCGCGTCGCGCCAGTCCCACACGCTGGTGTAGCGGTAGACGGACTCCGGGGTCAGGTCGCCGTCCGTGCTGGGGGTGCCGCTCACCACGACCGGGGTCTCAAAGAACCCACTCTCCACCGTCTGGCTGCCGTCCCACACGGCCACGAAACCGCCCGCGATGTAGAGCAGATTGCCCATGGTCGCGGTCTGTCGGCGCTCCGGCGAGCAGAGCCGCATCTGCATCACGACCGGCGCGTTTGCGCAGTTGAGGTCGCTCACGGGGAACACCGCCCAGTGGTAGGTCCCGTCCGTGGCCGTGCTCCCGAGCCAGGTGGAGAGCGCATCGACGGCAAAGCCCCGGTGGTGGGCGAGCTCGTAGCCCCGGGGCGCGATCAGGTCGATCACCCCGGTGAAGCTGGTTAGGCTCCCCTCACCATGGGGGCCGACCACCCCAACGAAGAGTCCATCCGAGCTCACCAGGTGCTTGCTCTGCTGGCTCAGTTCCCGGTGGGTGGCCGCGGTGACGGAGCTGTGGCTCGAGGCCACCCGGGTGTCGACCTTGAGCTGGCTGTCGATGGTGTCCGGGATTGCGGCGCTCACGATGACGTTCAGGCCCACGATCGAGATGGCTGGCGGCCTGGTCCCCGTGGAGCCACCAAAGAGCGCCGTGGGGCCCGTCTGGCTCGTCAACGTGGGGGTATCGAAGGACTCTAGCCCGTACCCGCCCCCGCTTCGCACGTAGGCCACGTGGGTCAGCCCGCCCGACACGCTGGCGACGCTCCCGGCCACCACGTCCGTGGCCGTCAGGGTGACCGAGTCCGTGACCGTGAGGGCGAGCGCGCAGCGCCGGAGCGTGGCCGTCCCGGTCGATTGAACCACGAGCAACATGAACTCGGAGGCGCCGGCTACCGGCGCCAGGTCGATGCCGTCCGTGACGGTGCCCGTGCTGTGGAGGGTGGTCTCCCCGCTCAACGCCGTCGAGGTGCCTACGACGAAGGTCGAGGCCACCACGTTCGTCCCGTTGTGGAACGCGAACACGAAGGTCGAGCCCACGCCGGTGACGCGCGGCCGCGTGCGGGCCGCAACGCGCGCGGCGAACAGCACGGCACCGGTCGCGGGCTCAAAGATGTGCACCAGGCTCGCCCCCGCGTTGTCTTCGTGGACCAGCGCCAGGTAGCCGGCGGCGTACGCCAGGTCGTACAGCTGCGCCTCGTCGGTGGCGGTGTAGGGCGGGCGGAACACCTGGCGGAGCTCGGTCACGGCGGAGAGCGAGCGCCGACCCGTGCCCACGTCCTCGCCGACCCACTCCCCTGACTCCTCGTCGAGCGCGAAGAGCTTCTCCGGGCCGCTCGCGTCCGCGTCGGTGGTGCCCATCGCCAGGAGCCGGTCCCCGTGGCTCACGAGGTCGAACGCGCGCAGTGTGCCGCCCCCGAAGACGTTCGAGCCCAGCTGCGTGTAGCTCAGCCTCACACCAAGCTCGCCCGTCTTGTAGAGGCGGCCGTTGGTGATGACGCGGAAGAGCCCTTCGGGGAGTAGCTTCTCGTCGAGGTCTTCCCTGGCACCCGAGTTAAAGGGAATCGGGATGAGCTCTACGGGCATTATCTCCCCTTCGGAGTCGTGGCGCGCTTGATCTGGTCCTGGATGTCCACAACGTTCTGATGCGTCAGCGGCTTGCTCGGTGGCGCCGCGGGCTTGAGCAGGCCCAGCTTGCGCGCGAGCTTGCGCCCTGCAATGTAGACGTCGTCAGCCCGCTCCACGAGCATCGCCGCGCCGGTCAGCACGGTGGATGCCCCCTTGAACGCTGCGCCCCAGAGGCTCACGATGCACCCATGAAGTGGATGAGCTCCAGCGTCCGGCGCTTGAGCAAGCCCGGGTGGAACTTGCCGCCCGCCTTGTTCCACACGGTGAATTGCGCCGCGGCCTCGGGGCGCATGCCCCTATTCAAGAGTCGACGCAGCGTGGACTTCCCGAATGCGCCGAGCCCGATGTTAAAAGCCAAACTCACCAGCGCATCAAACTCGTTCTGAGTCACCTCGACGTCGAGCAGGCTCGACACGCCGTTCTCGAAGCGGACCAGGTCCGTGGCCAGCAGGCGGTCCGCCTCCGCGCGAGTGATCTCTTTGCGCGCCGTCACGTCGGCCCGCGTCACGTCGGGGCCCGTGTGGCCGTAGCCGATCGTCGGCACGCCAGCGGGGCAGAGGTAGGCCTTCAGCATCAGCCCCTCGAAGGAGCCGATCATGTCGACCATGCGCGCGGAGGTATTCATCAGTCAGCGCCTACGAAGTGAGTCAGGAACGCCAGCACCTGGTCCCACGGGACCTGGCTGAGCGCCGTGAGTACCGTGAGCGCAATCGCCACGATGCCGCCCTTCTTCGCGTTCCCCATCGGCTTGTGGGGCGGAGGCAGCGTCGTGGCGCGCAGCCTGGACCGCTCGTCGGCGATGACCTGCGCGTAGGAGCCTGGCTCCAGCTTGGGCTTGCGGGGCGGGGGAAAGCCGGGCTCTGTGTCGTCGGTTGCGCTCATTGGATCCTGCTGTTGTGGTTGGCCATGGTCGCTAGCACTGCGGTCTTTATGGTTTGAGACTCCAGTCGTCGTCGATATTCTCGACCAAGTCTCTCAGCGTGGGCTGCCCCCCGCGCACGAAGCTCTGCAAGAGAATCTTCATGGTCTCGTTTTGCTGCCGCAAACTCGAGGCGCGCTCGAGGCGCAAAAGCTCGCCTAATGAGTCCTCCTTCGTCCAGCTCCGATAGAGCACGAGGGCGAGCACGATCACGCACAAGGGCCCATCGAACGCGACTAAAAAGTCTAGCAATCGGGGCAACCAAGGTGGCATGAGCAGGGTCCTTCGCGGCTGTATGGGTAGCGGTGAGCATTGGCGGGTCTCCGGGGGATTCGGTGGGTTACGCGCCCCGCGGATGCCAAGGCGCCCCGGTAGGGTGCACCTCCGAGGCGATTCTGTCGAGCGTACCACGCTGGTGGGACACTGCCCACGCGTGCAGCACCCTGGGGGTGAGCGCCGCAGCGCGTGATCCGTGGTACGGTAAGGGCATGATTCGCCGTCAATTCCAGAGGCCCGCGCTTTCCCGCTGGCTTTTCGGGGCCCACCTTGTAGGTTCTATTTGCGTGAGCGCCTGCTCCGGCGATGGTTCACCCCCCCTCGCCACGCCGGAGCAGGCTGTTCCCATTATGGCGGCTGCCGCTTTGAGCCCGGCGCCTGAGCTGCTCAGCGCCACGCTGGCGGCTGCCGCGCGATGGTCCGCGGCGACTGGTCTCGACTTGCCCGTGGGGGTTGGCGGTCTGCCCGTGCAGCTTAAGCCCATCGTGGTCCGCATGCCTGACGGCACGGCGGCCGATGTTGATCCCCAGCTGCGCGGCACGCCCACCTGCGGAGCCCTGACGACCGGCGGCGAGATCTGGATGAGCGAGGCCATGACCGAAGCTCATGGGTGCGCGCCGATGGCCGAACTCGTAGCCCACGAGTTGGGCCACGCCCTCGGGATCCACTCCCACTTGGGAGGGCTCATGGCATCGCCACAAGCGCCCGGCGGCCTCATCGATTCCGATGCGCTCGAAGCTGTCTGCGTGGCTCAACCGTGCTCGGTGTTCAACCCCGAGCTTTAGAGCACGGCTCGCACCGGGCGCCACAGCGACGAGGTTACATCATACCAAGCCAGGGTAGTGTCGCCGGGCTCGATGGTCATGTCTTCGCTAGCTCCACCGATCTGGTTGGCGGCACTAGATGAGCCGTTACCGGTGCTGATGATCAGGTCGTTTGTGCCGGCGTTTACCAGTAGCACGAATTGACCACTGCTCGTGGCCACCATTCCCGTGAGCGTCTTGGATGCGCCCGTGAACCTCACGACGTTGACATTGCCGATGGCTAGATTGTTGATTGTTCCCGTGGCGCTCGTGGTGAAGACGCCTCGCAGGCGGAAGTCGCTCTCAAAAGCGTTTGCACCAGTAAACACCTGCGTCGCTGACAGCCGCGCGAAGTCCGAGCCATCGGCGAGCTTGCTCGTGGCGATGGCGGCGCTCGCGTTGATGTCGTTGTTGACGATGACGCCCGCGGATATCGCGGCGCTGTTGCTGTTCTGCGAGATGGTGATGTCGCCCGAGATGGCCGCGCGCTGAAACGTGCCACCGCTCACCACGACGCTCGTCGAGTCGAGGTCGTTCGGGTCGACGCTGAACGTGGTTCCGGCGAGGTTCAGCCCGGAGCCAGCGCTGTACGTCGTGTCGGTGTCCGTCGCGCTGATGGTGACGTCCACCTCCTCGTTGCCCGCGTCGTCGTTGACGGTGAGCGACACGTTGGCACCTTCTATGAACGAGATGCGTCGCCGCAGGAACGTCGTGCCCGTGGACTCTCGCACCCCGACGCGCGCGTTACTGTCTAGGCTCGACTGCACGAACAGCGCCGAGCCGCCGCCTCCACCGAGCCCGCCGCCGGCGGCGCTCGTGGCAATGCGGAGGTTGTTGGCCCCATCGTCCTCGATGCCAGCCCCTGCGAAGTCGCTCACGTCGACCGCTACGCTGTCCGCGGCCACGTCGATGCCATCGCCTGCGCCCACGTTGAGGACAGCATTCGCCCCGCCGGTGAGTCCCGCGCCCGCCAGCGTGCTGAGTGCCACGCCGACCGGGGCAGCCACGCCGCCGCTGATGTTGGCCAGGAACTGATCATCCGCCATGGTGTCGAGCTGGACGTCGTTCGCGTTGACCGTGATGCCGGCGCCAGCGCCCACCGCAAGCGCGCTCCCACCACCACCCGTGAGCCCAGCCCCAGCGGCGGACGCTGCGATGCGTAGGTCATTCGCGCCGCCGTCTTCGAGCCCCGTGCCCGCGAAGTCGCTCACGTCCACGGCGAACTCGTTGCCTACCAGGTCGAGCCCATCGCCAGCCGTGTAGGTGACGCTCGTCAGGTCGACGCTCGGGGTGATGGTCGCGACCCCTGCGGCCACGGTCGCCGCAATGTTGACGTTGGTGCCCGCCACGAAGTTGAGCGCGAAGGCGTCGCCCTGGTCGGCGCCGGAGTCTCGCACCTCTACGGGGTTGCCCCACTCGAGCGCGGTGCCCGCGTCGTTGTTGCGGAGCACCTGGCGCGCTGCTGTGGCGGTGATGGCCGCCATGACCCCGGAGCTGTTGGCGGCCCTCCCAAGCACCGAGAGCCCCGTGAGGTCGGCGAGCTTGGCCAGGGCCACGCTGGCCACGTTGAGCACCCAGCTGATGGCCGTGGGGCTCGTGGTGACCGCGTCGATCTCGGTGGTGTCCGTCGTGGTGAGCGGCACGACCGTGCCCGCCGTGGCCTCGTTGCGTCCGAGCAGCACCGGGCCCGTAACGCCCGTGCCGATCGGCGAGCTGTCCCCCGGCGGCTGCTGGAATCCCGAGATGTCGTCGGGAAAGAACGTGTAGACGCCCGCCACGCCGATCTCGGTCTGCGTGCCGTCCGTCTCGCCCGTCGCGGGGGGCAGCGCCACCACCAGCGGGTCGCTCACAGCGGTGAGGATGAAGACGACCGGCTCAGTAGAGCCTCCAGGGACAGACGGAAGGAGAGTGACCGTCTGTCCCGAGGCCACCCCTTTTACCACGCTCCCCGGGCCCACCGTGAAGTCTTCCCCGTGCAAGGGGATGATGGCCGGGGTCGCGAATCGGGTCTGCTCCTCGAGGTAGATGCCGGAGAGCACCTCGAGCAGCTGGCGCCGCATCTCGAGCGGGTCTTCGCTGAGGTAGCTCGGCACCTGCCAGGCCAGCTGAGCCGGCGTTTTGCGGGGCAGGTTGAGTGGCGGCCGCGGGTGATCGCAGTCAATCGCCATGGGCTACCCCCGGTGGACGCGGCGCGACGTGGTTCCCGCCCTCGTGGGCAGGATGGGTCCCCGGCTCACACGGTTGATGTTGACCCCCATGCGCGCTCCGACCATGGCCCGCTCGCGAACGGCCTTGGCGTCCTGGCTCGGGTCGGCCTCGTCGTCCTTGAAGTGCACCTTGATCGCCGCATCCCAGATGGCCCACTCGAGCCAGTCACCGTCGAATCCAGCGACAAGCTGGCTGTTCTTTGTGAGCTCGGGGTGCGGGGCGAGGTAGATGAGCCGGTAATCCAGGCCGAGCGTGCTCGCCGGGTAGATCTGGATGATGCCGTCGTCGAGGGCAGCCGCCGCGGTGAGCGCGGTGCGGGGCAGGCGCTGCACGAGGTACGCCGCCGGGCGCTGGCCCTGCCTGCATTCGTACTGGCGGCGCTCTTCGGGCTGGATCTTGTCGAGCGAGTACCACCGCGTGGTGTTGTGCACGTCGACCCCGAAGATCTGGCAACCGGGCACGGGGAAGTCCACCTCGAGGTAGCTCTCGTCTCCGCCGTCAGCCGCCACGATGGGCAGCGCGGTCGCGGCACCCCAGGTCAGGTGCTCGGTGTAGCCGGCTCGCACGAGCTCGTTGAGGCACGCGCGAAGCGACTGCGTGAGGTACACGCGTAGTCGCTCGTCGGGGTGCCGCACGTCCATCAGCTCGATGTCGGCGCGGTCTCGTAGGTCCCCAATCAGGTCGCCCACTGAGCGGGTGACGCTCACGGTTCAGCCCCCGTCAGGCTGCTCGGCGGGCGCGGTCTTGCACTGCCTTACCGCACTGACGAGCTGCACCGCGTCACTGAGCGTGACGAGGTTCGGGTCTTCGGGCAGCGCGTCGAGCGCGCTCAGGCGGCAGCGTAGCCCCTGCTGAGCAGCGGGGGTGCACGCCACCAGGGCGAACAGCACGAGGGCCTTACAGGTCTTCTGGAACGAGCGCATCGACTGGTCCTGCTCCTGCCTGCTCCTCGAGGATGGTCTCGATGGCGCTACGCAGCGCCGCCGATCGCTCCTCGGGAGTGGCCTCTGGGTTGAATGCCGTATCTGCGTAGGACTCGAAGGCTCCGCCCATGGGCATGTCCTCATCGAGCCCCATGTCGTCGCCCATGCCCATGCCAAGGTCGTCGAACTCCTCGTCGAGGAACTCGTCGTCTTCGGCCGGGGCCTCCTCCGCGGAGAGGAGGCCCATCATTCCCTTGCGTGCTGCCATGGGGGTCAGCTTAGAGGGTGCTGGTCTCCACGTCGAGCGTCAGGTGCACCACCGTGCCGTCGACCGGCGCCAGCTCGCCACCTGGCGTGGTGCCGATGCGCCGCACTTGGAATGTGAGAGTACCCGCGCCTGGGTTGAGCGAACCCGCTTGTACTGTCGCGATGCACGGGTCGACCGTGCCATCGGCCAGCAGCAGGTTGCATCCCACCACGTGGTACTGGCTGCCCCGCGGTAGCCCCGCGACGTCGTAGTCCCCCGACGCACCGGTGATGGTGACGCCAGGGTGACTGGTCCGCGCGGTCGTGGCGACCGTGACGGTTGCTCCCGAGGCGCTGAACGTGCCGACCACGTAGCAGCGCAACGGGTTGAGGTAGAGGGTCCCTACGGGCTCATCCCGATAGAACCCCTGTCCAGTGACGTCAGTCATGCTCAGCTCAATCCAGGGGGCATTGGGCCGTCATGGCCGGGTTGCGGGTGCGGATCGAGGGGTACGCGCTGTACTGGAGCACGTAGGTGTCGTTGTCCTTGTCGCGGATCCACTTGAGCCCGTCGATGTCGGACACGACCTGCGGGAACCCGTGCGAGGAGTGGATGTTCCAATCCTCGGGATTCGTCATGCGGCAGATCGTCGGGTCGTACATCGGGCACTCTTCCAAGACGATCTTGGCTCCGATGCAGATGATCTCCACCCAGTCGTAGCCGGTCTCGGCCTTGCCTGCGTTGCCCATGCGGTAGCCCGCCTGACGCACGTCCTCGCGCTGCAAGAGCGTGGTGGCCGCGTGGAACTGCGTGGTGTGCACGTAGGCGTGGACCGCTCGACCCTGCTTCCAGCCGGCGCGAGACCGACCGAGCACGGCCAGCTTGGCCAGGCGCTGCAGGATGTTGAGGTTCGCCACCTCCGGGTCCGACAGGAAGAGCCCGCCGAGCAGGTCTTCGGTCGTCCGGATCATCGTCTTGAACGGGGTTGCCGTGACGCCTGCCGCCGGGTTCCACGACTCGATGGTGTCGAACACAAAGCCCGAGGTGTCGCCGTCCACGCCCGCGTCAATGCCCGCGCCGCCGTTTGCCGGGGCGTAGGTCTCGTACATGAAGATGTGGAGGGTCGTGGCCTCAGTCCAGCCCGCGGGGGTCGCGATGGCGCCGCCGCTCGTGGGAGAGACGCTGATGGTCGGGGCCGCTCCGAGCCGCTGCACGCGCTGGACGTAGCCAATCGAGCCACCTCCGACGAGTGAGCCGCTGGTGCCAGCCGTTAGGCTCGCGACGAGCAGCATGTCCTGACGGAGCCGGGTGACGTGCTCGACGTGGCTCGTGATGGTGATGACGCCCGCAACGATGGTGCCCGTGCACACCCGCATCGAGACGTTGTCGCCCATGGCCATCCACTCGACCATTTGCCCGAACTGGGCGAGATGGCCGTCGACCGTGGCCGCGATGGCTCGGAGGGCCGCCGCGTCGCCCGCGTCGCCTCGAGCTACGTCGCGCTCTCGGACCTCGCACTCACCCTTGAGGGCGCCTGCGCTGTTCTTGATCTGCTGAAAGGAGCCGTTGCCCCTGCGCCCTCCCTGACCTGCGATGGCTCGTGCGCCTTGCCGGGTGCCTGCCCAGCCGACGCCGCCAGAGATCTGGATGAAGCTCGTGAAGGATTCCCCATCAGGTCCCACCGTGCGGGGCACCTTGTGCAAGAAACCGGTGTCCACCAGCGCCAGGTTCTCCACCTTGGTGCGGTTGTCATACTTCCTCTTGAGCATCTGCTCGGGATACGTGTTGGCCAATGGCCCTCCGGAAAAGGTGACGGCAAGCCTTGTGTGGGCTCGCGGATCTGCTCTCTTCTCCGGGGATGGGGCTCCGGGCGCCGCCTCCGACTATCGCTATCGGGCCGGCGTGTGTTTACGCCCTACACGCTAGGGCTCCCACGGTGCGCCGTGGTGCGTGGGTCAATGATGACCGGGGGGCGGTCCGGTGTCAAACAGTGTCAGGATCTCCTGGATGGTCTCGACCCTCGAGGGCGGGTCGCCGCGCCAGCCGTCGCGCCACTTGCGCTGCCCCGGGCGGAGCTTGCCGCCGGGCGCCTTGACCTCGATGAGCACGTTGCGCCCTCGCCACCCGAGCAGCGCGTCCGGCTTGCCTTCGGCCTCGCCCCCGTCCTTGACCAGGTTCGTCCAGCTGATGCCGAGCTTGGCGCACTGGGCGCGAAGCTCGGCGTGGTTGCGGTCCTTGCGCTGGAATCTCATGGCACCAAGAACCCCGCCTTTCTCGCCCTACCCTTGGCCTCCGCGGGGAGCTCGGCCAGGATGCGCCGGACCTCCGCCTTGTGCTCGCCCTCGATGCCCTCGATTCGCTGGGTGACGACCTCCGCCACAGACTGGCCACCAACGCGCCCCTCCTTGTCTTCCTGCCAGAGGAACTGGAAGCGCTTCTGCAGCAGCCACTTGGCGTCTTCCGCGCTGGGGCGCAGCATGTCCTCTTCGGGCGGTCGGGTGCGACCGAGCGCCTTGTCCATGATGACGTCCACGAGCATCTTGGACAGCTCCGCCTCGACGCTCACCACCTCGTCGGCGAACTCCCGGTAGGCGGACGGCGCGTCCGGGTCGAGCCCCTTGAGCACCCACTTAAGCATGGTGTTGGGCGCGATGCCGTTCCGCAGGGCCACCATGGCAGGCCAGTCGCCGCCCCTCAGCCCCACGATGATGGCCGCGTGCCGCGCCGGGGTGATGGGGCAAGGCGGGTGCGAGCTCGGCCCCTCGAGCGCGTGTGGCTCGGTCTTCGGGTCCCGCTCGCGCGAGCGTCGGCGACGCTTAGCGGCCACCTGGGAACCCCGCCAGCAGCCCCAGCATTATGGCCAGCGCCCCGAGCAGCTGGCGCGGGGTCCCCCCAAGGCGGGCGTCCTTGAGCTCGAGCGGGGGTGGGTCAGGCCTTACCCAGGCTGCGGGGTCGGTCATGCTAGAGTATTACCACGCCCTATGGCCAAACGACCATCCCGCCATCCTGACTTCGAACTCGGCCGCCTGCTCGGCAAGCGCCTCAAGTTCATGACAGCCGCAACCCTCTGCGTCCGGCTCGACCGCAAAGCCGTGGATGCCTTGCGAACCATCATGGACTCCGAGCAGTGCAAGGCCAGTGACGCGGTGCGGCGCGCGCTACGGGCAATGGCCGCGAAGGCGCGGTGACCGCTGATGTCAGGATCTTGTCAGTTGTCAGGCTTGACACCCGGGCGCCAGACTGAACACCAGTCCCCTTCCCCGACGACGACACGTGGTGGCGGCGGGAGTGTCACTTCCCCTCCGGGTCCACGACGGTGGACATGTCCACGTGCTCTCTGTCTGGCGAGGCCACATCGGGTGCGCCGTCCCGCAGTGCATAATGCCAGATGAGCATGTACTGCGCATTTGGCAGGACCCTCTTAGCGGCCCTGACGAACTTCCTCGCATCACTCGCGTCGCCGACACTAGCAAGCTGGATGTTGGTTGCTTTTCTCACCCTGCGCCTCTTTGCCTGCTCGGCCATTACCTCCCGAATGGCCTGCGTCGATCCATCGATAGCTGAACAAGTCGTAGCCCACCACTGGCGTTCCGCTGGAACACCCGACCTGGCGCGCACTGCGACCGCTTTGGCGCGAGCGTTTTTTAGCTCTCTCAGCTGCTTTTCCAGCCGGAGCTTGTGCTCCGCCAGAGCGTCGTCATCCATGTGCCCGAAGTTCATCCACTTCCCTCTTTCTGTTGTCTCTCTAAAGCCCACTGAGCCCGGCACTCCTGCGCCCACTTGGCATAGGCCCGCGTCCCTACCGCGTTGCGGAACGCGAGCTCCTTTTCGGTCAGCGCCGAGCCGTCGATGCTCATGATGGGTCCAGCCACAGCTCGAGCGGGCCAAGGCTCACCCGGTAATGGTGATGGGCATCGCTCCCGCACAGCTTGCAACACGGGCACTCGATTCGCTCGCCCTCCCGCCGGGCCAGTTCGGCCTTGACGATGGCGTACTGGTCGTCGCACAGTGCCATCGCCGCGCACGCATCCAGCACGGCCTTGGCAGACTCCGCGCGTGTCTCGACCACGATGCGCCGATAGTGGTCCCGCTCCGCAGTCAGGCCTTCGAGGAGGGCCGCCTGCTCTGCCTTCTCCCGCGCGTCGACGAGGTGCAGGCCTTGCTCGGCGAGCAGCGCGCGGAGCATGGGCAGAGACACGCGCTGCAGTCTGGCTCTTTCGCCGGTGCTAACCCAGAACACCCACCCGTCCACCGGCTCGCGTTCACTTGCCACGGAGCACCTTCAGAGCGGCTAGGATGCGTCGGTACAGATAGCGGCCATCTTCGTCTGCCAACTCCTCCGCGTTCCCGTCGTGTAGCTCCTCCACAGCCCGCTGGATTCGGTCCTCGGCTGCGTCGCGCTCCTCACACAGCTCAGAAACCCGGGCGTTAGCTGCGGCCAATGCAGCCTGGCGGTCATAGTGACCGTGCAAATCGTCTTGCAGCTTCGCAATCCGCGCGTGCAGCGTTGCATGGCCCTCGCTCATAATCTCGGCGTGCTTCTCCGCCGCGTCGGCGCGGTCCTCGGCTGCGGTCGCACGCAACTCCAGGTCGTCTTTTCCCTCTAGCGCCTTGAGCGCGTTGTCGAACCCTCGCTCCGCCGCGTCGGCGCGGGCGTTGGCCTCCTTCGCCTGGTTCCAGAGCTCCAGACGATTGGATGCGTACAGTGTGGCGTCGGAATGCAGCTCCGCCTCCAGCTCCAGGGCGCGCTTCTCCGCTGCGTCGGCGCGGGCGTTGGCTGCGTTCACCTCCTGGACCCGGATCGCCAACTCTTCGGCGTACTCCGCAATCCGGGCGTTGGCTGCATCGCGCTCTTCCTCGCACGTCTCGAGCGTTTCTGAAGCCATGATTGCTCGCCCACGCTCACGGGCGCACTCTCGGGCCATGCTAGCACCCTGTTGCTCCAGCTCAGCAACCTTGGCGTTGGCTGCTTCCAGCTCGGCCAGCGTGGCAAGGTGTGATTGCTCCTCTCTGGACAGCGCTACAGTCATGCGCTCGTGGCCGGCAAGCATCCGCTCCAGATCCGCAATCCGGGCGTCGGCTGCAAGCAACTGCCGCGCAGCTGAGTAGCATTTTTCGGTCAGCCCCTCGATGCGGGCGTTGGCTGCGTCGAGTAAGCCCTGCAACCGCACAAACTCCCCCGACAGCTGTTGCGTGGCACGCTCCTGCATGCGCAACTCCCTGAGCTTGGCCTTGCCCTCGGCGATGGCCGCCTGCTCCGCCTGCTCCGCCGTCTGCGCCGGGGCGGGGTCAGACATGGGGAAGTCTCTCAGCTCTAGCGGCTTCGCCGTATGGGTCGACGCGGGCTCTGGAAATACATCCGTAATCCACTCTGGCTCCGCCGTCTGCGCCGGGGCGGGCATCCCCACCGTGGTGTACTCGGCTGGCTTGAACAGATGTCCGCAACCCAGGCACAGGTGCGTCTTGTGCGGGCGCGTTGCCCAGTCGATACCTGTCATCGCGTCCAGCGTGTCCACGTGATGTAGCCCGCACTTCGGGCAATCCAGCTGCATCGGCACGGGGTTCGCCGTCTGCGCCGGGGCTGTGCCTCCTACCTCCGGGCAATCCGGGTCGTGATTGAACCCGCGCGCGTCGAACGTAGTTGTGACCCCGCACTTGTGGCACGTCTTGGCGCTGAGGGTCTGCGCCGGGGTGGGCTCGGTGAGGGCATCCACCAGCGCTACCGCCATATCCTTGTACGTAGGGGCATACTTGACGATGTCCCGCACCCGCTCCAGCGCGTCGCGTTGCTCGTCGTGGATGCGTAGGAGCTTGAGCAGCAACGCTTCATCCTTGTAGCTCAAGTCAGCATCGGACCGGATCCTATCCAGTCGCGCCCGGTCCTCTGATGTTAGTTGTTCGGTCATGTATCCCCCTTATCCAGCTCGAGTTGCCCCGCCCTGTTGACGGCCCACCCGCCGACCACGGTCTGTCGCGGCGCGCTCATGTAGCCGCGTCGGTGGCACTCGAGCAGCTGATAGCGCGCTCCCGCCTTACCAATGCCGAGCTGATTGCCCACCTCCCGCTCGGAGGGTGAGCGGCCAAGCCGCTCGGTGAGCAGCGCTACCGCCTCGAGGGCTCGACGCTGCCCGGGTGTCAGTGGTCGTCGTTTCTTCATGTGCAATTCGGGCTCACGAGAGAGAAGCTCGTCGAGGTCCCGCGCGCTGACAGGCCTTGCTCGAGCTGCCCGAGGTCCGTGTCTTCGGCCTCCCCGCCGCAACCGAGCGACAGAGCGATTGTGAGTGCAGTCGTGATGAGTGTTTTCATGTGGGCGTACCCCTATCCCGAATGCATGCCGCACGCAAGAGGAATCGCATGTGGCGCTTTTCTGCGTGGCGAGGTTGACACGCCCGTCACGGCGTGACATCCGTGGCGCATGAGTTTCGTCAAACTTGACTGCGCCATCTTGCGCTCGACCACGTGGCTCGACCGGCCAGCGCGAGAAGTCTTCATCACCGCTCTTCTGCTCGCTGAGCCGCGCGAGTTTTCAGAGCCCATTCCCCAGCTAAAGGTGGGAGTTATAGAGGAAACCGGGTGGGTGGTGCCGCCTGGCTGGTACGGGTTCGTGCCTGCCTCTGGCCCTGGCATCGTCGGCGCCGCCGTGGGGCTCCCTCATGACGAGGGCATGGCAGCGCTGACCAGGCTTGGTGCTCCGGAGCCGGAGAGCCGGTCACAGACCTTCGAGGGGCGTCGCATGGTCCGCATAGATGGCGGTTACCTGATACTCAACTACATGAAACATCGAGAAAAAGACCATACGAGCCCGTTGCGTTCGGCTCGCTACCGCGAGCGTCTCAAGGTGGCGCGTGAGACACGGACAGACACGGACACGTCACGGAATCACGCCGTGACATCACATACACGCGTTATGCCTAATCGATCTGCCTTCTGTGATCTGCCTTCTGGATCTGATCCGGAGGGGGTGCAGGGGGAACCCAAGAAACCGAAGCGCTCCAAGCCGCGCCGGGTACTGCCCGCGGACTTCGCACCGAACGCAGGCCACCGCTCGCTGGCGCTCGAGCTCGGGGTCTCCCTCGACGAGGAGTTTCCCAAGTTTGCCGAGCACCACCGCTACAAGGGCACTCTGGGGGCCGATTGGGACGCCGGGCTCCGGACGTGGCTCCGGAACGCAAGGTCGTTCTCCGGTCAACGTCGTGCCAGCAATCGGCATCCAGCCTACAGCCAGCAGCAGGCCACCCAGGACCATCTAGCCGCCATGTACCGAGAGGCCGTGGCCAAGGAGGCGCAGTGACCAAGGTAGAAGCAATCCAGATCGTCGCCATGCTCAACGCGGCGTTCGGCCACTCCAGGCTGACCGCTCAAGGGTGCGATATCTATGTGGATATGGTCCAGGACCTGGGGTTTTCCCCGGCCAAAGAGGCCGTCCGGAGGCTCCTGTCCAAAGCCCGGTTCATGCCGACCATCGCCGAGATCCGAGAGACGGCTGCCGACGTGACGCTCGGCCCCGCCCGTTCCGGCGAGGAGGCCTACGCGATTCTGCTCCGGGCCATCGCGGCGTGTGGGTGGTGCTCGCCCCCGAAGTTCCGTGACCCGCACATCACCCGGGCCCTCGGGGTGTGGGGCTCGTGGGTGGACGTGTGTGCCTCGCCGGCGGACGACGCCGCCGGGCGCGCCCGGTTCATCGAGCTCTACGAGCAGAGCGCCAAGCGCGAACGGGCTGACGTGGTCGCCGGCAAGCCACTGCCCGCGCCTCGAGCGGGGCTGCGCGAGTTTGGTCCCCAGACGCCACCGGCGGCAAGAAAGCGTGCGCCAGAGCCGGAGCCCAGCGGCGCCGCGGCAATGGTCGTCGTGCCCGCTGCGCCGCGCCAGCGACAGGAGTCCCCGATCGCCGGCAAGCGTCTGTCTGCGGCTGACATCGACGCCGCTCTCGAGGGCCCATGACCACCGCCCCCGCTGGCGATGGCCTCGCCGAGATGATCGAGACGGCAGCGTTCTGCTACGCAAGGCGCGAGCGCCTGGTGTGCGAGGACGGAACGATCGTTTGCCGAGCTTGTCGCGACCGCGAAGCGCTGCTGCCGAGTCTTCACTGCGGCGGGTGCCTGGGTGGGCACTACGCCGCGAAACGAATCACGAGCCCATCAACCCCCAACCGAGCACAGACCGCGGCTGACAAGAGCCGCGCCAAAGGATGACCATGGACACCAAAGCAAAAGAAGACGAGTTGGCCCGGCGAGCCAAAGTTGCCGAACGCGTGCGCGCATTGGAGGCGGCGAGCGCCGTCGGCACGGAAGCCGAGTTGCGCGTGCTGTCCAAAATCCTGGAGGAAGAAAAGCGTGCGCACTCCGCCGAGTGACCTGGTGGATCGTTGCGACGCTGACCATGGCGGATGCGACGCGGAGCACGAAGTGTGCTTCTTTAACCGGCACATGCGCCTCTACGTCGCAGGGTGGATGCTTGGAGGCGACGAGGGCAGCGTGCGGCGCGCGCTCGAGCTCTACGAGGGATGCGGGCGAGCGCTGCTCGACAGGCCCGGGCGGCTCTCCACGGCCATGATTGCGGCTGAGGTCATGCGGTTGCTTCCGCCGGATCCCGAAGGGGATGGGCGGTGAGGGGGGCCCCAGCCCCGAAGGGAACCCGCTACCCGAGCGAGGCGGACACCGCCAACGCTTGCGCGCGGCGTGGCTGCTCGGCGCGCTGCCCCTGGTATCGCCTGCACTGCGAGCGCCACAGAGAGCCGGAGCAAGAGACCATGCCGTGGAGGGGTGATGAGTAAGCATTCTCCAGAAACGCCACGTTCGCGCAATGCGCGTAATACGGGCACGCGCTGTCGTCACGCCAAGCTCGGTGAGGAGCCCAAGCGCGTCGCGTCCTACGGATGCATGACGCTCTATCAGTGCGCGGAGGCGCTTGGGGTCAGCCACGGCACGGTGGCAAACATCGAGAAGAGCGCGCTCGGAAAGCTGCGCGCGGCGCTGCTCACCGAAGAGGAGCGGGTCGAGCTGGTGCGTGCGTTGGGCTCGCTGGCTCGGCGCGGGCGAAAGGCCATGCGTTAAGACGCAACCCACCCCTTGACCGCGCGCCCTATGCGGGATAGGGTTATTGCATGGAGTTTTTCTGCGACGCCTGCGGGGACATCTCGGCCGACATAACTCAGACCGGGAACATGAGCCGGTTGGACAACGTGCCGCACCGGTGCGACTCGTGCGGCGCGCCGGGGCACTTCAGCGTCGACTACGACCACGAGCAGGGATTCATTACCTGGGTTAACGAGGGAACAAGCAATGAACAATGATAGCACGACGCGCGAGCGTCAGACGATTCGCCCCCCATCGGGGCAGTGCATCAGCGCGACCGAACTGGACGCGCTGGCGGACCAGATGCAGCGGGACGGCTCGCGACTCATCGCCCGTGCGGCTGACTGCCGTGAGGTGGCGCGCAAGCTGCGGGGTGAGTCGTGACCAACCTGGTAACCATCCGCTGCTCGTCGCTGCCCATCGCCTTCAAGTGCCCCGGCGCGGTGCGACCGGCGGAGGTGCTCATCAACCCGACGAGCGACGCGGCCGAGATGGGTACGGCCGCGCACGAGGTCTTGGCGGCGATGGTGCTGACCGGGTCCGTCGACTGGGATCTGGTCGGCGAGATCTCGCGCGTCAACGGCGTGGACCGCGCCGAGCTCGGGATGCTCGTGGCCAACGGCGCCAAGCTGTGGGAGCAGGTCAAGGGCAGCTTCCCCGAGCCTGACGTCGAGGTCGAGCTAGAGCACGGAAAGCTCACGGGGCACGCGGACATCATCGGGCACAGCCCACACGCGGTGCATGTTGGCGACTGGAAGACGGGCCACAAGGATGGGGACTACTCGCACCAGCTGCGCGGCTACGCGCTGCTGGCCCTCGCCGCGGACCCTGACGCGAAGTCCGCTACGGCATCGGTGCTGTGGGTGAGAGACGGGGAGGTCGAGCACTACGAGATGACGCGCGCGGAGGCGGCCGACTGGGAGCGCCGGCTGCACGGCTCGGTCATCAATTGGGATGGCACCTACCGCCCCGGCTCGCATTGCGCGCACTGTCCGCGCAACCACGAGTGTCCCGCGGTCAACGCGATGGTGCGGCGCGACGTGGCGTGGATCGCCAACCTCGACGTAACGGAAGCGCTGGCACGACGGACGCCGCAAGAGAAGGTCGCGCTACTCGAGGTGGCCGACCACGTGGCAAAGGTGGCCGCGCGCGTCCGTGATGCTCTAAAGTCGGAGGTGCTCACGGGCGGCGATATCGTCGGCGAAGAGAAGTACCTCACGATCGTCTCCGAAGAGCGCCGCATGGTCGACACGCTGGCCGCGTTTCCGGTGCTGGAGGCCGCGGAGTTTGACGATAAGGACTTCGCGGCGTGCATCACCATCAGTGGCAGCAAAGCCAAAGACGTGGTAGCGAAGCGAGCTGGCCGGGGGAAGGGTGCTGCGGCCGTGAGAGAGCTGGATGCGGCTCTCGATGCGGCGGGCGCGTACACGACGACGACGATCGAAAAACTAACTATCAAGAGGGTAACATGAGCGAACTAGCGAAGCGTGACGCGGGCCTGCTGGGCCTGCTCGAAAAGATGAAGCCGGCCATCGCGCAAGCGCTGCCCAAACACATATCGGCGGAGCGTATGGCGCGCATCGCCATGACCGCTGTGAGGTCCAACGCGCAGCTCGCGAAGTGCTCGCCGGTATCGTTCCTGGGTAGCCTGCTGCAGGCCAGTCAGCTCGGTCTCGAGGTGAACACGCCGCTCGGGCACGCCTACCTGATCCCATACAAAGACGTGGCAACCCTGGTCATCGGCTACCAGGGGATGCTTGACCTGGCGCGGCGCAGCGGGCTGGTCAAAGCCATCTACGCGCACCCGGTCTTCGAGGGCGACGAGTTTGACTACGAGCTCGGCTTGGAACCCAAGCTCCGGCACAAGCCGAAGGAGCAGAGCGACGTCTTGACGCACGTCTACGCCGTGGCGCGGCTGCTCACCGGTGAGCCAATCTTCACCGTGCTCACCCGAGCTAAAGTCGAGACATTCCGCGCGCGCTCGCGCGCCTCCGGGTCCGGGCCATGGGTGACGGACTTCGATGCGATGGCTATGAAGACGGCTGTGCGTAGGTTGTGGAGCTGGCTGCCAAAGAGCGCCGAGCAGGCGGTAGCGCAGCGCCTTGACGAGGCGCTAGAACGGGACGTTGACCAGCGCGAGCAATTCTCACCCGAGGTGCAAAGCGTGCTGGACACAGTATCCGAGGCGCCGGAGCCGACCCCAGCGCCCTCCCCCGTGCCCACCGGAACACCCGAGGGGCGCCGGGTGAAGATGCCCGGGCGGGCCAAGCCAGCGCCAGCAGCGGCAACTCCCGCCGGTGATCAGCCTAAGCAGGCGGATTCGTGGGGCAAAGCCCCAGAAACACCCGCTCCGTCGATCACCCCGCCACCCGTGGACGTGGCCGAGCTGCACCAGGCGCTCGGGGAGGTCGACCCCGACTGGGAGAGCGTGGGCACGGCGCGGATCGTCGACTGGAGCCAGGAACAGCAGCGCGCCGCCCTGCACTGGGCGCGAGCCGTGCTGCTGAACGCGCCGGGCACGATGAGCATCCAGGCGAACCGGCCGCCGTTTACGGTGCTCGGTCGCCAGCCGGGGGAGGACTGAGCCCATGAAACCAGGATGGGCGGACCAGTTTGGGCGCGAGCTCGCCAGCACCTACAAGGGCCCAAAGCGGCGCGGCCAGAAGCCGGTGGTCTTCGAGTGCCTCTTTGCGCCGAGCACCAAGGAGCGGGTGGACGCCTCGCACCGGGGAGCGCGTAAGAGCGCGCGCACCAAGCAGATGGGGCAAGCGCTGGACCGGGCGCTAGGAGCGATTGACGAGGACTAACCAGCGCCTGGCGCTGCAAACGAAAGGGAGAAATATGGCAACCAAGAAGAAGACAGCCCGCAGAATCGTTCTCGTGCGCTCGCGTGACTCCGGTGTCTGGATGGGTGTGTTTCGTGGCTACCACGGATCTGGCGAGGTGACGTTGTCCAGCGCGCGCAAGATCTGGCGATGGCGCGGAGCGCATACTACGAGCGAGCTAGCCCTACACGGATGCGTGCCCGAGTACTCGCGCGTAGCGGAGCCCGTTGACACGACCGTCTACGGGTGCTGTGAAATGATTGAGAGCAACGAGGCGGCCTTCGCCGCCGTGAACGCTTGCGGGTGGGCACCGTGAACGGGTACGGGTACGGGGACGGGGACGGGTCCGGGTCCGGGTCCGGGTACGGGTACGGGTACGGGTACGGGGACGGGTACGGGTACGGGGACGGGTACGGGGACGGGTCCGGGTCCGGGTCCGGGTACGGGTACGGGGACGGGTCCGGGTACGGGTACGGGTACGGGTACGGGGACGGGTACGGGTACGGGGACGG